AGACGGCAATGTCGAATGCAAACAGTGAGACTGCAAAGTACAAGCGTGAGCGCGATGAAGCTGTCAAAAAATGGAAGGAAACTCTGTCTGAGCAAGAAAAGGCCGAGGCAGAGAGAGCGGAGAGAGAGAAAGCTGTCGAAGAAGAGCTTAAATCCCTTCGCAGAGACAAGTCGGTGAGCGGATATGTCGCTCAGTGTCTCGCTCTTGGTTATAGCGCAGAACTTGCGCAAAAAGCTGCTGAAGCGATGGCAGATGGCAATACATCTGAGATTTTCGCTTGTCAGCAAGCATTCTTGGAAGCGAAGCAGAAGGAACTTGAGGCGGCTGCTCTCAACAAGCAGCCTACCATTACCTCTGGATCGCCTCCTACTGCGAAACAGGCAGACCACGATGCAATCAATCGTGAACGTGCTTGGTTCGGACTGCCCCCGCTAAAATAATTTTACAAAGGAGATTGTACAATGGCAACTACAGTTACTGCCCCTGTTGGCAATACCATCGCACTTGCCGAGAGATATCTTCCGATTCTGGACGAAATCTACAAGGCTGGTTCTAAGAGCGCGATCCTCGACACTGCTTCCGAGCGTGTCCGCTGGGCGGGTGCTAAGAAAGCGTACCTCTTCAATACTACTATGGTTGGTCTGGCGAACTATAGCCGCAATGCCGGCTTCGTTCCTGGCGATGCTACGGATGGTTGGGATGACTATGAGATCACTCAGGATCGTGGTCGTTCCTTCCTGATTGACGTAATGGATAATGACGAAACCCTGGGCATGGCCTTTGGTACTTTGGTCGGTGAGTTTGAGCGGACTCAGGTTATCCCCGAGATGGATGCTTATCGCTTTGCTAAGTATGCCTCCGGTGCTGCTGCGGCTCAGGTTATTACCGAGACTCTGTCTGCCGGTGCTGCGACCATTGCTTCCATCGACAATGCTACTGCTGCGCTTGACAACGCTGAAGTTCCATACGAAGGTCGTATCCTCTTCGTGAACCCCAACACCTATAAGCTGATCAAGGGTGGTGTCACCCGTATGGTCATGAACGGTGAGAACAATGTGAACTATAATGTCGAGATTTACAACGACATGCGCCTCATCACTGTTCCTTCCGGTCGTTTCAACACTGCCGTAACGATTAATGCTCCGACCACTTCTGCTGGTGTTGGTGGTTACACTGCCTCCGGTGATGCGATCAACTACATGATCGTTCATCCGTCTGCGGTTCTTCAGGTTGTGAAACACGCTGTGCCTCGCACATTCAGCCCTGAGGTCAACCAGGAAGCCGATGCTTGGAAGTTCGACTATCGTGTGTATCACGACTGCTGGGTCAAGGCTCAGAAGACGAACGGCATCTACGTTTCCCACGCATAATCATGGCAGTCAGGAAGAATCCTGACGGCAGTATTACCGTGGGCATTCTCCCCAAAGAGGGTGGGGAAGTTTCTTCACCCTCTCTCCCCACGGAGAAGAATGAGACTGTTGTTAGTGAAGTGAAGCCAAAGAGGGGACGCAAGCCTAAACAGGCTTAAGAAAGGAATGGTGCATTGCTATGACCGATGCGGAAAAGCTTAATACAGTTAAAACGCTCCTTGGTGATAGTGATGGTGCTATTCCGAGCGATGAAACGCTGAAAACCTATCTCACGTTAGCTGCGAATGAGATTCTCAATTGGAAATACCATCTTATCGGTGGAGTTCCCGATCACGTTGTGTCCGTGCCTACTCTGGAAGAGATCAAACAGATCTATGCAGTTGTCGCTGGGTACACACATGCCGGTGCTGAAGGTCAGTCTGCTCATTCAGAAAACGGCATTGTCCGCACATTTAAGTATGGGGATATGCTTCAGTACATCCATGATAATGTGTTGCCGTATGTGAGAGTGGGTGCTGTTCAGTGAGGACTCTACAGAGAAACCGTCAGGACATATGGTATGCGTTGTATCAAGGCCAGACGGAAGCTGTGGACGCTGATGGATTCAAGACCGGAGAACTGATTGCATCCTATTCTAAGCCGGTCAAGGCTCAGATGAATGTCTCTGGTGGGAGAGGCATGGGCATCTCTCAGTACTTCGGAATTGATAATCTGTTCACTCACACAGCAGTGACTCAGGACCTGACCACACCGTTTGATACGACAACGGTTTTCTGGTTTGGGAAAGAACCAGGAAAGAACGTCGATGACTATAACTTTATTTGCACAGGAGTAGCAGACACCATTAACGGGCGAGTGATTGCCCTGAGTGAGGTGGATGTATCCGATGGCACATAGGAAAATAGTTGTCGAAATGAGTCCGAAGTCCATCATGGACGCTGTCAAGATGCTTAAAGCATACGAAATCTGGGTGAACAAGAAGATAGATGAGTTGATGGTTCGACTCGCTGCTGTCGGATTGGAAACTGCTAGAGTGTACTTTCAGCAAGGCGCGACTGATGGAAACGAAGCACCGGAAACTTGGGTCGAGCCGATAGAAAACGGATTCAAAATCATTGCTAACGGCAAAGATGTGTTTTTCATCGAGTTTGGTGCTGGTGATGCTGCTGGAAATCATCCCGATGCGGCAACTGCTCCTGTAGACACTTCCCCCGGTTCTTTCTCAGCAAAGAATACGGGCGAATATGTAAAGTACAGAAGCTGGCATCACGATAAGATAAAGTACACCGAGATCCAGCCGCAAATGCCGATGTACCATGCGATGCGTGAGATCGAACGTAACGTTCAGAAGATAGCAAAGGAGGTATTTAGTTGAGCGCATACACAAGAAACGCGATATACGACTATGTTGCCTCCGCTATCACTGCGGTTCATACGAATGCTAAATGTACGAGCCGCTACATTCCTATTCCGACCTCATATCCAAGTTGCTATATCCATGAGATCGAGCATTATCGGCCTTTGGAAAACACGCAACTGGATTTTGAGGACGTTCAATGGCAATCATCGTTTGAGATACGAGTTATAAGTGATAAGAAAGGGACTGCGGCGTCCGAGGCGTATTCTGTATTAGAAACCGCAAAAGCCGCATTCAATTCTCTCTATTTCAGAGAGCTTTCCGAAACTTCAATCGAAGGGACGGAGACATTTACGGTAATCGCGAGGTTCCGTAGAACAATCGGTGGTGGAGATTCCATGCCGAAATCTGATTAAAGAAGGAGATCGTAACTATGGCAAATGCTGTGTCTACTGCCGGTATGAATTTGAAATGGTGCGCTGAAACCACTGCTGGCACGAGGCCTGAGACGGGGTATACGATTGTCGAAGGGTGCAAGGCGATCCCTGAGATGTTCAATGATCCTAACACTCTGGACAGCACTCCGCTGAATGCCACGAAGAACCATACTTACATCAAAGGTCTTGGTGATACCGGCGGTTCTGTAGCAATCACGGTCAATGACTATCCGGCCTTCCGCACTGCTTGGAATGCGTGTGTTTCTGCGTATGAGGAACTTACTGGTGGCAAGCAGATGTGGTTTGAGATCAGTTATCCAGAAGACAGCGGCCTCGAATCTTTCTACTTCCCTGCCGAGCCGATTACGCTTGGATTTGGTGGAGCAGAGGTTGATAGCGTACTGGAGAATAATGCCAACTTGCTTCCGCAGGGTGACTACCTCTACGCTGCTGCGTCTACCTGATGCAAATAGGGGCAGCGTAATACTGCCCCATATCTTTAACAACAAGGAGAGCATGAGATGAGTGAAGTAAAGAGTGAGAGAATGAAACCGATGGTTATTACAGATCCAGAAACTAATCATGAGTACACGCTTGAATTCAACCGTAAGAGTGTGCGCAAGTGTGAGGCCGCTGGTCTGGATATCAACCTTGCCGCATCCAAGAGCATGACGATGATCCCGCTCCTGTTTTGGGGTGCATTCCAGATGCATCATCCGAATATGAAACAGGAGGCAACAGACAAGATCCTGTTTGAAGGTCTGCATGGTCTGAATGATCAGGAGCTTGAGTATCTGGCAAATCTGTATGCAGAACCGTTCAAGGCACTGATTGCGGATGCCGGGGAGGAAGAAGCAAACCCTCGCAAAATGACGGTGTCGTTTTAAGTCTTACGGCAGAAGACGA